CGAACCTTGACAACCTGTTCCAATTCCAACCGCAACTGGAAGCCGACGAGTCTGGCACTCCCCGCCAGTTCTCCGGGGTCTGCTACAGTGGCGGGCTGATCCCGTCCTACGGCTGGTTCGGGAATGCGGCGATTGATCTCTCCACTCTGAAAGCGCCCACCAAGGCGCTGTTCGCGCTGGTGAACCACGACCCGGATCAACGGGCCGGACGGTGCGAGATTCAGGCCGGGGCCACCGCCGTCGCCATTCAGGGCAAGTTCCTGAAGAACGCCGCTGGCCAGACGGTGGCGGCGGAATTCGCCGATGGTGCGCCCTGGGAGTTCTCCGTGGGCATCAACGCCACTCCCAAGGTGTTCGAGAAGCCGACGACGGTGGAAGTGAATGGCCGCCTGCTGACGCTGGACACCCTGTTCGTGGATGCCATGGTGCGTGAAGTGTCTTTTGTTCCTGCTGGGGCCGACCCCAACACCCATGCTATCGCCTTCGCGGCGAAGGAAGCTGTAATGACCGAAACCAATCTGGTTGAACTGACCCGCCGCGTTGCCGAAACCGAGCAGCAGTTGGCGGAGAGCGCCGAGGCGCTGGAAGCCACCCGCAACAACTTGGCCGGGATGGAGTTGGAGCTGAATGAGACCAAGGTGAAGGCCACCGTGGCTGAAGCCGAACTGGCCGCTCACAAGCTGGAACTGGATGTTGCCAAGACGGAACTGGAAGCGGCGCGTGAAGAAATCCAGCGGCTGGAAGGCTTGCTGGCAGAGGCCAAGGCCGAGAAGCGGTTTGAAGCGGTGAAGTCCCTGTTTGCCGACATCGGCCGGGAGTTCTCCGACGAAATGGCCCGCAATTACATGACGCTGTCGGATGAGACTTTCTCTCTGCTGGCGGCTGACCTGCGGTTTGTTGCTGGGAAGCGGACCGATGAGACTCTGTTCACCGAACAGGCCACCTCGGGCTGCGCCACCGATCCCATGTCCAAGATTGATCTTCTGGCGGCTGAGTTGCGGAAGGCGGACTCCTCGCTGACGCAGCCAATGGCGGTGGCCAAAGTCCTGCGCCAGAATCCTTCCCTCTACACCGAAACTCTGGGAGCCTGAAATGGCGATTGAAATGAGTCAATTCGCGGTCACTCGCCAAGCGGGAGCCGATCTTTCTGCCAAGCAGTACTACTTCGTCGAGCAGGCCAGCACCGGTAAAGTGACCGTGTGCAACAGCTTGGGCGAGAAGGCGCTTGGCGTGCTGCAAAACAACCCCACCAATCTGCACGCGGCCAATGTAGCCGTGAATGGCGTGACCAAAGTCATCGCCGGTGGTACGCTGGTCCCCGGTGACCTGGTCAACGTGACGGCGGCCGGCAAGGCTGTGGTCGCTTCCAGCACCTACTTCATCATGGGCGAAGTGCTGGTTGGCGCTAGTGATGGCGAGTACGCCACCATCCTGCTGCGTCCGGTCGCTCAGTCCGGGACCGTCATCGTGACCGAAGACAGCACCTTGCAGACCACCACTGTCACCATCAGCTCGGCGGAAATGCTGGCCCTGCACGCCACGCCGAAGGAACTGCTCCCGGCTCCGGGTGCGGGTTATGCCAACGTCCTTGAGGGTGCGGTCCTGTTCCTGGACTACAACTCTACGGCCTATGCCGGCATCGCCTCTGGTGAAGACCTGGAAATCCGCTACACCAACGGCACTGGCCAGTTGATTGCGACCATCGAAACGGCCAGCACCTTCTTGGATGCGACCAGCGACCAGCTTCGGTACGTGCAACCCGGCAGCGCCGCCTTTATCACCCCGGTCGCCGATGCGGCCATCGTGATTTGGCTGGCTTCGGGTGAAATCATCACTGGTGACAGCCCGCTGAAGGTCAAGCTCTACTACCGCGTTATTCCGGCCGCTCTGTAAGTCGTCGGACACTGGAGAATTTACCATGAGTCAACCTACTGTTTCCGACGTTCATGTCAACGCGATGCTGACCACCCTTTCGGTGGCCTATCGCCAGGACCAGTCTCGCTTTGTGGCCGACCGGGTCTTCCCGGTGGTACCGGTCAACAAGCAGTCTGACCGCTATTTCGTCTACAACCGTGGCGATTTCAACCGCGATGACATGCAGCTCCGGGCCCCCGGCACTGAATCTGCTGGCTCCGGCTACACCCTGGACAACACCCCGTCGTACTTCTGCGACGAGTGGGCGCTCCACAAGGATGTTCCCGATCAGGTCGTGGCGAATGCCGACGCCGTCATCAATCCCATGCGGGATGCGACGGAGTTCCTGACCCTGAAGGCGCTGATCCGCCGTGAGAAGGCGTTTGCCGCCAAGTATTTCGCCGGTTCGATCTGGACCAGTGACTTCGACGGTGTCGCTTCGGCCAATTCGTGGGCAGGTGGTTCGGTCCTTCAGTGGAACGACGCCAACTCCACTCCGATTGAGGACATCCGCAAGGCCGCCACGACCGTTCTGGAACGCACCGGCTTCATGCCGAACCTGCTGGTTCTGGGCAAGGCGGTCTACGACGCGCTGATTGACCATCCTGATCTGGTGGACCGCATCAAGTACGGCCAGACTCCCGGCTCGCCGGCGATTGTCAACCGGCAGGCTCTCGCCGCGCTGTTCGAGGTGGATCGGGTCGAGATCATGTCCGCCATCGAGAACACCGCCAACGAGAATGCGACGGCTTCGCACAGCTTCATCGGCGGCAAGAAAGCCCTGCTGGTCTATGCGGCTCCGAATCCGGGCATCATGACCCCGAGCGGCGGCTACACCTTCGAGTGGTCCGGCATGTACGGCGCCATGGCTGGCCAGCGGATCAACAGCTTCCGCATGGACCACCTGAAGTCTACCCGCGTGGAAATCGAGACCTGCTTCGACCAGAAGCTGGTGTCGGCGGACCTCGGGTTCTTCATTGATACGGCCGTGGCTTAAGCTGTTGATTTATATGGAAATCTGGACTGACATTCCACGATACCAAGGCTACTATCAAGCCAGTAGCCTTGGCCGCATCCGTCGCTGTAAGGCCGGCGGAAAGGGGAGTGTGTTTGGAAAGATCTTGTCTCCTGGCCAACAGGTCAACGGTTATCTGATCGTGGTTCTGAGCGTTGGAGGCAAGACCAAAACAGAGCGAGTCCACAGGCTTGTCGCTGAGGCTTTTCATGGCGTAGTGGAGGGCATGGAGGTTCGTCATCTCGACGGCAACATGCACAACAACGTGCCTGAAAATCTTGCATGGGGCACACGCCAGGAGAATATGGCGGATGCTAGGCGGCATGGGACATTGTCGTGTGGTGTCAGACATCCAGGTTCGAGGCTGACGGATGAATCGGTTGTGGTGATCTTGAACGATTATCGCAAGCACAAGGAAATTGCATCAGAATTTGGTGTAAGCCGCCAACTGATCGGCAAAATCAAGTCAGCCAGTACGTGGAAACACGTCGAACGGAGTGCTGCCTAAATGAGCGTCGTTCATTTCGCCACCCGGACTCTCACCCTGAACGGGGTGGAGTTCCGGGCGGGTGATGTGGTGCCTACCGAGGGCCTCTCCCGCCACCGGTTCAAGCAACTGGTGGCCTTGCGGGTGCTACGCGGAGAAGTCCGCGTGGAGCCGGTGGTGCGGCCCATTGCCACTCTTCTTCAGCCGATGGCAGAAGCCCTCCCGGCCCCGGTCAAGGTGGTGGACTACGCCACGAAGATCGAGACGGGTTCCAGTTCGGCCAAGCGCCGGACCCGGAAGGAGCGTTGAGATGAGTCTGGTGACCACCGCCAATCTGGAAGCGGAATTTGGGGCTGCCGAAGTTGATCTGCTGGCCTCCCGTGACCTGGATGCTATCACCCGTGCCCAGGATTGGGCGGAGGCGGTGGCCTATGGCTACCTGAATGCGGCCAGCCTGATCGTCCCGACGCCAACGCCGAGCGAACTGGTAGGGTACATCTGTGACCTGATCCGCTGGCGGCTGTACGATGACGCCGTGACGGAAGTCGTCAAGCTCCGCTATGAAGCGGCGATCCAGTGGTTCAACAGTCTGGTGGCGGGCCGGATTCGGCCACCATGGGGTGTGCCGCCAGTGACGGGGATCGCCTACACCACGCCCTATGCGGACGCTGATGTTGACGTGTCCAGCCGCCCGCTGTTTACCTGGACGCTGTTCTCATGAGTGCGCCGGTGGTCTACGCCATCCCGGACCTGATTCAGGCCCGGTTGGAAGCTCTGCTCCCAACCCTGTATACGACGGCCACCGTGCCGGTGTTACGGGCCGCAACGGTGGAGACCTTACCCAAGAACGTGCCGCTGGCGGTGGTAGTCGTGCCGGCGGGGCTGGAAGTGGATGAGCAACGCCGTAATCAGGTGGCGGTGGCCGAAGCCGTCGCTATTGTGGTGCAGGTTCGGAACCCGTCCGCCCAGTTGACCGGAACGGCGGCGATGACCGAAGCGGGTCCGCTGTTGGCGGCCTGTGTGGGAGCGTTGCTGGGGTGGACCCCGGATGGTGACGCCTATGAACCGTTGAGTATGATTGCCGCTCCCGGCCCTGAGTTTGGAGCAGGCTTTGGCTTTTATCCTATTGCGTTCCAAACGCGCTACGTGCTTTCAGGAGCTAACTGATGAGTGGTTTAATTTGTGCTGGTAATGTCTATCTGGACCTGTATTCTTCGGGCAACCTGACTGGTATCGTCGGCCCGATCAATGCGACCAAATTCTCGATCTCGCCGGGCAAGGCGGACTCGATTGACCGTATTTCCTACATGCGGGATACCTTTGGTCAGGCGCTGGACTCTGTGGTCTTCCCGGGTGTCGCTTCGCTCTCCATCGAAACTGACGATGCGGCGGCGGAAATCCTCCAGTACGCCATGCTGGGCACGCTGTCTGATGTATCCGACAGCCAGGGAGCGGTATCTAGTGAGGCGCTGACCGCTAAACTGGGCAAGTGGGTCAAGCTGGCCCATCGCAATGTCGCCAACGTGGTCATCACCGATGACGCCGTGACGCCGGAAACCTTTGACCTGACCAGTGACTACACGCTGGATGCCACTGCTGGCATGATCTTCTGTGTCTCTGGTGGTGACATGGTAGACGGTGAGGGGCTGGTAGCCGCCTACAATTACGGTGCCCGCTCTGGCAAGCAGATCATTGCCGCGACACAGACGGAAGTCCGGGCCTACGTCCGGCTGGATGGTAAGAACTTGGCCAACCAGAAGAAGGTCGAGATCATTATTCCTGAAGCCGTGCTGACTCCCTCGGGCGAACTGGACGTGGCTGGTAAGAAATTCGTGTCCTTCTCGCTGGCCGGCTCGCTGGTCACCCGGGATGGCGAAGATGGCCCGTTCACCTACCGCGAACTGACCGATACCGCTTACACGATCTGATCGCCGTCGCCAGACCCGATGGTGTAATCGTTCACACTGTCGTTTTTCACCATCGGGTGACGGGGTTCCTGTCACCCGATTTGTTTTTGAGGCGTGGCAATGGCTGACATAGTGCTGGACGGGGTTACGTTACCCGGTGATTTGCGGTGGACCGACGAATACCAGTGGTGTGCGGTGGAGCGTTCCGCCGAATACTCGCTGGGCGGCTCCCTGTTGATCGAGGAATCTACCAAGCTGGCCGGCCGGCCAATCACCTTGGAAGCGGTCAACGAGTTCCGGGGCCATATCTGGCTGGACCGGGATACTGTAGACACGCTGTTGGCCAGGGCTGAACTCACCAACCACTCGATGACGCTGGTCTTGTCGGATAACCGGACTTTCACCGTCATGTTCCGTGATGATGGCGTCAAGGCCGAGCCGGTGTACCACATCATGCCGCACGAAGACGGCGACCCCTACCATCTGACCATCAAGTTGATGACGGTGTAATCATGGCGATTGGCGAAGACCTTGATCTAGCCCTCCGAATCCGCGCTCTGGTCGAAGGCCAGGATGCGATTGTCAATCTCGGCACCAGCTTTGTAGACCTCAACAAGCGGATCGAATTGCTGACCCGTGGCTTGACGGGCGTCTTTGGCTCTGCCGATGCGGCTTCCAAGGAATTCGACTATCTGGCCGAAGTCGCTGACAAGTATGGCCTGCAACTGCTGGGCTTGTCGGAAAGCTATCTCAAGCTCAGTGCGGCGGCCAAGGACACCAATCTGGAAGGTGAGGCGGCCAGGAAGATTTTTGAGTCCGTCAGTGGGGCGCTGGCTGTCATGGGCGGCACCACCGAAACGACGGAGCGTGCCTTTACCGCCCTGACTCAGATGATGAGCAAGGGCCAGATTTACTCGGAGGAATTGAAGGGCCAGTTGGCGGAGAACTTGCCCGGCGCGATCCAGACTTTGTCAAACGCGCTGGGGATTGGTACCCAAGACCTGTTGCGGATGATGGAGGCCGGCAACGTCACTGCCGATGTGCTGTTGCCCTTTGCCTACGAGCTGGACAAGCAGTACGGCAAGCTGGCGACCAGTTCCGACACCTTCGCTCAGGCGATGAACCGGCTGAAGAACAGTTGGCTGGAGGTGATGAAGGGGTTGGGCGACACCGGCATCTGGAAGGCGCTGACCCTGACCATCGGAGCGCTGGGCGACAACGTCAGCGTGGTAGCTGGGCTGTTGGGCGGCGTGTTTG